CTGTGATCTCCTGATATTGCCCAACGGACAGTTGGGCCATCATGGTTTGGTCGCCAGCCGCGGTCAGCGAATGAGAGAACGACAGCGGGACATCGCCAACCGCCGTGCCGCTCCAGACCGCATTCGAGAATTGCGTGCTTGCTACACTGATCGCCGATGCCGACGTGACCAGCGCTTCGCGGAAGCACAACGACCGCCCGCCTGAAATCTCGTCAGCAATCGAATTGAAAGCCCGGATACAAACCGCCAACGTATCGGCGTCCGCAGATTCGCCCGGACTCAGCCGGTTGAGCCCGAACGTCAGCGAATCTTCGATTATCGTGCGGGGTGTAGTCATGTGGTGGCGGCGCCGTCAGGCTGCGATTGACCGAGGAGAGAAGACCGTCGCAGGGGGTGATTCTGCCGGCGCCGCCGAAAACTCACTGCCTCCCGGTTGTTGCAGTAGAAACCTGTGAAAGTTCCCGGAGTAGGCTTTGTCAGCCGAATGGTGCGTAAGGTCGACATCTGGAACGACCCAAATCTCTCCGCCGCAGTCAATCCAGTTGCGCGAGAAAGCGTAGTCCTCACCCCACCACGCGCCCTTATGGGCACCGTGATTGAACAGGTCGACGCTAGGAGATGACGCCTCGCCGTACATCAGATGCGGGTAGGCTTTCATGAAACGGTTTACCGCCGCCCGAGTAACCTTCAGGAACCCGGCAGGCACGCGTGTAGCCTTGATACAGCCATCGGCCCGAACCTTGACTTGTCCGTCGTCGTCATCGACAACGCCCATGTAATGCTCGCCGTCCTTCTTGAACCGATACAAGCCCGCGACGACTTCGCCCTCGGTCTGGATCAACTTGAGCAAATCACCAGGCGACCAGCTCAGGTCATGGTCAATGAAGACGATAACGTCGGCCTTCACGTCCAGCGCTTTACGAAGCATCGTCGCCCGCGCACCGCTGATGTACGGACATCCAACCTCGGAAACCATGTAGTGATCAAGCCCGGCATCGGTGAGCAATGCGCACGATCCCTCAATCGCCGCCAGCGTCTGCCGAAACGGGCGGGTCATCGTCGGGACGCACAGCACTACCTTCATTTGCGCGCGGCCCCCATCAGGTTGAAATTGCCAAGCCTCTGAGTTGCAACTTCAGAGAATCCGGCCTCCCTGAATGCGCATTCGAGCGTGTCGGCAATGAATCCGCAGCGGTGCGCCATGAACGAGTTTTCGGCCAACGCAGGACCGAACCCGTAGAACAAGTCATGCCCCGTCACTCCGCCGGACGGAGTGTCAAGAATCACCGCATTTGTGGGGGTTACGCCTTCGAGGTCAGGAACGAACACGATTGCATGCCCCCCAGGTTTCAGGACGCGCCGGAACTCCGACAGCGCCTGCTTTACTTCGTGCGGCGCCACATGCTCTAGCGCATGCTGGCAAAACACTACATCAAACGCCCCGATTTCGCCCATGTCGAGCATCGAGGCGCACACGTCTGGGCACTGACTCTCATCAATGTCCAGCCGTGTCTCGGTGTAGCCCGAGAGCCAATCCGGGAGCGCGCCGCCGCCGCAGCCGACGTGCAGCGCCGCCCCCTTCACGATCAGGACGCCCAGAGGCCCAGACCGGCCAACGTGTTCATGACTTCCTGCATCTGCGCCACCTGTAGGGTGCCGTAGCTTGCCGAGGTCACGACGTTGGTGGTCGTGTGCGTGGTCGCCGTTGCGCGCTGCACAACCGGTGTCGTGCCGTAGAACCCGACCTTATCGGTCGTGGCCCCGCCGATGAGCGAGCCATCGGGGAAGTTCTGCGTAAGTGCTTGATAGGTGGGCATGTATGTAGCTCCTTAGATTCAGCCGTCGTTGTGCACGCGGACAGCGAGTTGCGGGCGGATCGCCTTGTAGCCGTACAGCACGTCGATGCGGCACGGGAACGTGCGGTCAGAGACGTTGAAGTCACGAACCACCGACATCGAAATGCCGTCCATCACTTCACGGGCCGCGAAGTCCACGCCCTTCGGGAGTTCCAGGTCAGCGGTCACGAACGCGAACGCATCCTTGTGGAACGCGAGCGACTGGTTCAGCGTCTCCGAAGCCGCGGCGCCGACCTTGGTAACGGCCTTGCCCGACACCATGCCCGCGGCGACGACGTTCTGTCGCGCGCCAGAGGTGTAGATTGCCGGTGTAAAGGTCATCGCCGTGGTGCAGTCCGCAGTGACAACGAATTGCTGCGCCACTCCCGTGTCGGCCTTCGTCTCCGGGTGGACCCGGTTGCAGTCGGCAATCGTGAAGATGTCGCCGGCCTTCCAGGTCGTCGCAGCACCCGTGAGGGTCACCGCAACCGAGCCGTTCGTCGTGACCGTCGAGCTGACCGTGTAGGTCGTCGCCTTCACCGCCGTGCCCGTGGTGTGCGGGGTGAGCAGCGTGTTTTCGTAGCAGTCAAAGCCCGAAGTCCGACCGATCAGACCCTCGCGGTATTGCTCCGCGATGTTTTCCTGACTGTGGAACAGGCCCTTGGTATCCACCAAGAACTTGTTGGCGTGCGTCGGGTTGAACAGGAACTTCCGGTTGGACTGAGGAGCCAGACCTTCCGTCAGACGCTGTTTAGCACTCGTCATCGACAGGAACGCAAAGGCCGCAGCGTCGCCGTCGTACAGGTTGTAAACCGACTTGTACATCGAGAGCGCGTCGGCCTCGATGTTGGCCGCGAGCACGGACATGGCCGGGTCGATAAAGCGCTCCGAAAAGTCGTCGATGCTCAACGCCAGCTCGTCGCTGCCGAAGTACATATCAACGCCCTTGACGGTGGACACCGTGAGATCGACGCTCGTCTCGGACTGCTCCTGGGCGGACATGTTCATGCCCGTGCGAACGGTGTATTCGTTCGGAAGACGAATCTTCAGCGTCGGGCCGAACTTGCCGCGAACGACGCCGGTTCCGCTGCCCTTGTACGAGTCATCGTACTGGCGATTGACGTTGCCGATGAAGTTCAGCTTCTGGTGAAGCACCATCAGCGCTTTGCGGGTTACCGCGGTGGGGGTCAGATAGCTATTGGCCATTTTCCCTACTCCGCCCCCACGCTAGATCATGAGGGCTTGGTTTTGGACAAGCGCGCCCTTTCCTTTCGTACCCAGTCCGTAACGGAGTCTGTGTCTCGGGGTAGGTTGTCGCGCACTGCGCCTGCTCCCTTGACCGGTTCGATCACGGCAGCGGCTTTACTCGGTTCCGGCTTGGCCTCGGCCTTCTTCGCTGCGATCTTCGATTCCAGCTTGGCTAATGCCCGGCCGGCTTGCAAAGCGCCCATGCGAGAGAGGGTCGCGGCTTCGTCCGCGTTGTCCGGGTCTGCGAGGTATTCGATAAGTGCCCGCGGGTCTTCGGCCTCAAAGATCGCATCCGCGGCCGGCTTTGGGCGGCCTTGGGCATCTTTCAGCCCGTCGAATGCGTCATTCAGGTCGTCCGCTAGCGCGTCAAACCGCTCCTGACCCAGCTCAGACGACAGCCGGCTTATCACCGAGCGACGGTGCTCAATCGCGGTCTGCTGTTCACTGATCGTCGGCGCCAGCTTGCGCGCTTCCTGTTCGATCAGCCGTGACAACTCGGCCCGCGAGAGCGATAGCGCTTCACTATCGTCTGCCTGTACTTGGTTTGTATCACCTATCGGCTTAGATTGCAAGCCCTGCTGTGCTTGTCCCTCATAAAGCCTGCGCGTGAGGTTGTCGACGCGTCGACGAAGGCGAGAAATCTCACGTTCTTCGGCTGTCTTCTCTTTCTTCGGCGGCTCCTCAGGCTTGGCATCTTCCGGCTTTGCTTCGGTGCTCTCGACCTTCGCCTCGGTAGGCTCTGGCGCATCTTGCGGCGGCGCAACAACGGCCGGCGCTTCGACGGTTTCTGTGCTCATGTCATCTCCACGGTCAAGCCCTCGCGGGCGGTCAAAGGAGCATTAGCTCCTCGTCTTCTCTCATCAATCTCTGCCTGTGCTTAACGGCCTTTGTCCGGCGCTGGATGTTGTCCATTTCGGTCTGGAGCAGGTCCAAGCTCATCGAAGCGGCTGTATCCGACCCGATCAACGCGCGCAGCGTGATGGTCCCGGCCTTCCGAACCTTGGTTTGCACCGCAGGCGCCAAAGCCTCGATAACCGGCTGCGGCACGTACTCAATCTCGATGCGCTCATCTAGCAGCTCTTTGCGTGTGCGCTTCTTTTGGGGTAGAACAGGCCAGCCGCCGCCGCCAAACAACGACAGGACAAGCGCCTCACCGGACATTGACGCATCGCCGGCCTGTAGATCGCCAGTCGCATCGTGGGTGCCTGCGGCCGTGTGATCTGCCGCGCCGGCAATTGTCGCGGCGCCTGAAGACAGGGCGCCAGTAGAAGCATGCTCATGCGCCGCCGTGCCTGCCAGGCTCGCCGCCTGCGCAGAGAGCGCGCCGGTCGTTGTGTGCGGGTGAACCGCAGTGCCGGCAATCGTCGAAGCCGCAGCAGACAACGCGCCCGAGGTGGCGTGCAGCGTTAGGTGAGTCGCCGTCCCGGCTACCGTTGACGCCTGGGCAGATAGAGCCCCACTCGTGGCGTGCGTGGTACCGGGTACCGTGTGATCTGCCGCGCCGGCAATCGTGGCCGCATCGGAAGACAGGGCGCCCGTTGTCGCATGATGATGCGCGGCCGTGCCCGCAACGGTAGAAGCAGCGGCGGATAGCGCGCCCGTGCTCGTGTGCAGGGTCAGATGGGCCGCAGTCCCGGCCAGCGTTGATACCTGGGCCGACAATGCCCCGGTCGTTGCGTGGTGATGCGCGGCCGTGCCGGAAATCGTTGCCGCTGCCGCGGATAGCGCACCGGTAGTGGTGTGCAACGTTAGGTGAGTCGCCGTCCCGGCTACCGTTGACGCCTGGGCAGATAGAGCCCCACTCGTGGCGTGCAGGGTAAGGTGGGCGGCAGTTCCTGCAATGACAGCGGCGCCCGATGCGAGAGCGCCGGTCGTCGTGTGGGTGGCAGCGCCGCCAGCCGGTGCCCATATCCTGCGCGGCAGGGGGGCGAAGAGTTGCCAGGGGTTGCTTGACAGCGCCTTGACTTCTGCTGCGCCAAGAAACCGCGACCACATAAAGGCCGCGTACAACTCACCGTCAAATCCCGCAAATCCCGAGTTTCCAAGCAGCCGCATGGTCGCTGGCGTGCCATAGTTGCCAGCCAGCGTATTCGATGTCCACAGATCGCCGTCGATATACGCCCGCTGCTCACCATCGCGGATAGTGGAGACATAGACGTGCGGCAGCGTGACCGTCTTGCCGCTCGGGAATGACTCGCCGCCTCCGGTGCCTTGCCAACGAGCGCCCCAAAAGTCGTTCAGGTAATAGAGGCCGCCGAACGGGTAGTGGTTTTGGTCGCCGTTCCACTGAAGGCGGGCTAGACCGTTGTTTGCTGTGCTGCTACGCCTGTGGAACAGCAGTACCGAAGCCGTCGGCGTGTTTGTGCTCCATGAGGCAAATTCAATGTAGCCGGTTGAGCTGGACGTGCTTGGCGATTGAAGACCGACTGCACTTTCGCCCGGCCGCACATTTCCGGCCGCAACAAGCGGGGTGCCAACGTAGGTGATCGCGCGCTTGCCTGTCAGGTCAACCGGCACCTGGCCCATGCTCGCGCACAGGGCCAATTCCAGTCCTGCGGCGCTTGGGTGGCCCCTATTTAGCCGAACTGGGCCTTGAGGCTGTCGCGTCCATGGCTTTTTGAGGATCACCGACACGGTATCCTCTTACGTGTTCGTGTACGTGATGCCGTTGAAGCTGAACTTGCCCGACATAGCGGCAGCAAGCCCGCCAGTCAGGTCCGTAGCCACGAACAACCCCCAGAACTTCGGCATCACGCCGCCGAATAGCTGGGCGATTGAGAACGGCATGAAGTAGTACACCTGAGACGCCGTTGTAACGGTGGTGAAGGCGCGGCCCGCAAGCCGCAGGGACTGCAGCGTTGGCAGCGTGATCGTCTCGGCGCTGTCTGTGCCGTCAAGGGTGTCAATCGCCGTTGTCGCCAGCGAAGTGTCGGCGCCCCAGACATAGACGTTGATTCCCTGGTACGCCGTCGCCGCGCTCGCGCTTTCGGTGATCCCCAGCACGTTGACGATGGCATCGACGTACTGCGTCGTGGTGTTGTCAATCTGCGTCGATTCCCGCCCAGCCACGAACGTGCTTGAGGCGCCCAGGCTCGACAGATCAAGCGTAATCGCCGTGTTTGCGGAGTAGGTCTGAGTCAGGACGGTTGCCATGTCGGCCCCTTATGCCAAGTTGCGAGCCTGCTGCACGTCGAAGTCGGACACGGGGCCCTCATGCACCATCGTTGCGGCCAGCGGCTTGGTGCTGCCGTTGCCGGCTGCCGTGTCGGCCAGAATCTGCTCGATGTGGGTGGCGCGACGAGCGAGAACGCCCTGCACCGCAGTCCAACCGGCAGACTGCGCGGCACCACCGACCCCTGACCGAACGCCGGTCAGCGCGTCCTGAATGCCGGCCCGCAGGTTCACGTCTGCCGCATTGAGCGTGCCGACCATGGGAACAAGCAACTGCATGTTGAACTGCTTGCCCTGGCACTGAAGCGAGCGATTGGCCCACTGCTGCGTCCCGTCAGGCACGTCAACAGGGGTGAGGTTCGCCCACAGAACCGCAGCACGGATTGCCTGCACGTCGGCGTTTGTTGACCAGACCCAGAAGGCTGGTGTCGCCTGCCCACTCAGCACGCGGGCTAGATCGAAGTAGCCGTCGCCGGTCATCGGGAAAGCCGACCACGTTGGATTTGCGACGATGGCCGCCTTGAGGGTGACAAGTTGTGGTGCGGTCAGTGCCATGATCTAGTTCCTCTTGTCTTTCAGGTTAGGCGTTCCAGCGGAATCGGCGGCCGGGATACGGCAGGCAGAGCAACGTGCGATGCTTGCGGCGCGAATGAGGGCGGAACAAACACCCCCACGGATCGGTCACCACCGCCGCGATCTCCGAAGGCTTCAGCGCCCTGTCCCAGACAGCAACCTGTTCGCGCCGGTCAGGCCGGCTCATTGCTCGGTCGTGGCTGGCGGGACGGTGCCGGTGTATTCGATCATGCTGGTGCCGAGTAGGTCAGCGACGAGCAAGACACCGTATCTCCAGCGCCCACAGTCAGCCCGCCGCTCATGTTGATGTCGCTTGCCGATGCGGCAACAGCGCAATGAACGACGACCGTCCCAGCCGAGGTCTGAAGCGTGGCCGTAGCAACCGGCGAAGCGTTGCCGGTGGCGTTCGTGTCGCTCGTGATTGCGTTCGCCGTGATCGTCCCGCCAGAAGCCGCGCCGAAAGACGTGGCCGAGAAAAC